GAAAACCCCCACAAAGGACAATATTTTATTTATTGATTTGGTTGTTAATAAAATGTTTATTACATTTACATCATAAACATTAAAACAATAAGAAATGCAAAATTCAAAAACACCTAAAATTGCACCAACTAAAATTATTCCTCTACTTTTTGAACTTGATAAGAATAAATTATCTTGGTCAACCAAAGTAAGAATTTTAAGACAATTAGAGGACCAAGTAAAATTATTTAAATTATTATTAGAGTACAATTGATAAAACAACAGGGGGTAGAGATACCCCCTTAAAACAATAGAAAATGAAAACAACAATAGAAGAATTAATTACAGGATACTTTAGAGTCCATTGGAAAGATGGAGAATTTAGAGGAGGTTATAGAGACTTCCCTACTTTAGAAGAAGCAAAGGACTATAAAAAATTAATGGATACTCAAGACTTGATAAGTTTAAATCAAGGGATAACAAATAATTTAATGAAACATTTTGATATATGAAAATTAAAACAATAACAGAAAAACAAAATAAAAAGAACCTGAGAAAAGTATTTCTTGGGTTTTGCTTTTTAATGCTTTATACTTATCTTGGTATAATAGGTTTAACTACTGTGATAAGATGGCTCGTAGAGTAGACATTCCATTATGGAAGAAAAAAGTTAGATGTTGGGATAACTTTATAAGAGTTTATCCTGTAGCACTTTCTAAAGGTCCAAGAGCAGAAGTAAGACTTGAAATTGAAATCAAAGGTCAATTTAAACAAGGAGAGTTAATATTTAAACAAACAAAAAAAGGAAAGTATGAGTTAGCAAAAAAAATAGATGAGGTCTATGAGTGGCTGTATGAAAATCATAAAAAGAAATTCAATCAGCCTTATGGAGCAAATTACAAGAGAAAACATTTTTCATTTGATTAGTAAAGACCCTCAAGAGATTGGGGGTTTTTTGTTTTATACAAATTATTACTAATTTTATTATATAAGTATGAAGATTAAAATACCTGTTCCTGAAAGTCTCTCAGAGATGACTTTAGAACAATACCAAAAATTTGAAAAAATCAATACAGAGGAAAATCAGGGTTCTAACTTTCTTCTTCAAAAGATGGTAGAGATATTCTGCAACCTTCCTCTAAAAGATATAGCAACTGTCAAATTTACCTATGTCCAAAAGATTATAAAAGAACTAAATAAAAGTTTTAAATCTAAGACTCCACTAATAAACACCTTTGTAATGAATGGAGTAGAGTATGGATTCATTCCTAAGCTGGATGATATGACTTTAGGAGAATACATAGACATAGACAACAATATAAAAGATTGGCAGAATATGCATAAAGCTATGACAGTCTTATACAGACCTGTCAAGTTTAAAAAAGATGATAGATACCAAATAGAAGAATATACAGCAGAGGAAAACCCTGAGCTTATGAAGCAGATGCCTTTAGATGTAGCGATGGGTTCGCTGGTTTTTTTTTATCTTTTACAAGAGGAGTTGTTGCAAACTACCCTGAGCTATTTGAGCAAAGAGATGGAGGACAACTTGACTATGGAGCAAAGGCAAACTTTGGAAAAAAATGGGGTTGGTATCAGTCAATCTATGGATTGGCTCAGGGAGATGTTACCAAGTATGACATGGTTACCAAACTAAATTTCCATCAATGCCTTATGTATTTATCCTTTGAAAAAGAAAAGACAGAAATAGAATTAAAAAGAATTAAAAAATGAAAGCCTTCTATGATGTAACTAATCAAATCAAGACTGCACTTGCAGCAGAGCCTTTTGTCAAGACTGTTACCTTTGGTGAGCTTTCAGATGTAGACTTAGGGAAGCAGACTATCTTTCCTTTGGCTCACTTAATAATTAACAATGCCTCAGTAGGAGAAAAGATAATTACTTTTAATGCTTCTATTGTTTGTATGGACATAGTAGATATAAGTAAGGATGAGGTTACTGATATATTTGTAGGTAATGACAATGAGCAGGACATACTTAATACTCAACTTGCAGTCCTTACAAGAGTTCTCAATAAATTCCAAAGGGGTGATTTATATGTAAACAAATTTCAGATAAGTGAGGATGTAAGTTGTGAGCCTTTTGTAGATAGGTTTGAAAATAAACTTGCAGGTTGGACAGCTACCTTTAACATATTATTACAAAACGAAATGACAGTCTGTAGCTAATGGAATATAAAGAAGTAAAAAAGATATTAAAGCAGTTTGCTGAGAGTGTTAAAAAACAAGCTATAGGAAACCTAAGAAGAAACAAGAACAATAGGTTCATGACAGGTTCTTCAAGTGGTAACTTAGAGGGTAGTTTAGGTTATACACTAAACGAATATCCCAACAGCTTAAACTTAGAGTTCTCAATGCTTGAATATGGCTCATATCAAGATGAGGGTGTAAGGGGTAGCAAAAGCTCATACCCTCAAAGTAGAAATAGTAGGTTCTCTTATTCAGGTGGTTCAAAAACAATAGCTTACTTTCCTTCATTAGATAAGTGGATGGTCAAAAAGAATTTAGATGGGGTAAGAGATGCTCAGGGAAGGTTCATATCAAGAAAGAGTCTTAGATACTTGATAGCAAGAAGCATATATCAAAAAGGACTTAGAGCAAGTAACTTCTTTACAAGACCTCTCATGGATAATTACCTCAAACTACCTGAGGAGTTTATAGATGCTTTCCAGCTTGATTTTGATGATTTCATTGACCAAATTAATTTAACAACAGTAGATACAATTAAGAAATGAGTAAGATAAACGCAAGGAGTCCTTTTTATATAAATTACAGTACACCTACTGCACCAACTGTAGCATTTGATTGTACTGTTGCAAATCTTACAGGTTTTGCTGTAGACCAAGAAGGTATAGTTACAGAACCAAATGTAGAGAGAGGAGTATTTAAAAGTTTTACAAGTTCTGCTGGAGATTTTGCAAATGGTAAGTTTGCTACAGTAAGTACAGATACTTCAAGAACTATATCAGTTGTTATTGAAATACCTACAGGATATTCTAACAGCTCAAGTGGTACATTAACCTGTACAGCTACAGCAACACAAATAGCTAAAGTAACCTCAGGTTCTACTCCTTCTTGTACAGGTGGACCTACTTTAAATGGAAGTATCTCAACTCAGACTATAGCCTCAGGAGGAAATACAGAAACCATTGACCTTACTGCTAAATTTAATAGTGCTACTAAGTATGCAGTTGTAAATCATGACCCTGCTTTATTCAATGCAGTTGTAAGTGGTACAAATCTTATTTTAACCTCAGGTGTATCAGGAGGGTCTGGTAATGCTTATGTAAGAGCAAATGACAATGGAGTTAATACTTGTACAGCAATTCAAAGAGTACCTGTTACTATAACAGTATCTGATGCTCTTGGATGTTCAGCAAGTTCAGGAGTTACAGCAGTAGATTTACAAGGAGGTTCAGCTACAGCAGCAGGAGTAGTTACACTTCCATCTCTTTCAACAGGCACTATAGCTTCTTTTTCTTTAGATGCAAGTGGCTCTCCAACAATAACAAGTCTATCAGCAAATTCAGGTTCAGCAGCTCAGAATGTTACAGTATATTTTAATATAACAGTAGGAGCAGGATATTCAAACTCAGGAGCTACTATTGTTTGTCCACAAGTAATATCTCAAGCAGGTACAGGCTTACCTACATTTACTTGTGATATAGCAGGTTTATCAGGTCAAGGTGTATCAAGAGGAGGTGATGTAATTGTAGGAACAGCAGCAGTTGGAACTATAACTGATTATACTATTGTAGGAAGTACTGATAAGAAATTTAATGAAGTCTCCTCAGCAGTAACAAGAAACATATCTTTTGAAGTTACACCTCCTGCTGGAGAGTATTCAAGTAACTCTGCAATTACTTGTCCTGATTCAAGTGGATTATCGCTTATACAAAACCCTGCTACTGATACTTGTGGTTCAAATGAGTGGTATCTTAGTCCTAACAGAGAGTCAGATGAAGATAGTTTCTGTCAAGGAGGATTCAATTATGAGAGAACTTATAAGGTTCTTGTAGATTCAAATGTAATAACTGCAAAAGGCAAATCTATATGTTATGCCAATCAAAGTACAGGATTAGCAGAAGGGCCATTTTTAGGTAGAGACTTGTATTTTGTAGTAAGTCATTTTGAAGATAAAACATTTATAACACAAAGAGCTTTAAATTCTACTCAATTTAATAGTTTCTTTATTTGGAGAATAGGAGATGGTATAATTAATGAGGTTTGGTCTTGGAACTGTAGTTCAGGGGGTATAGGTTCAGGTAGACAATTACAATAATATGGCAGCAACACTTAAATCAGTTACATTAGAAATATATATTTATACAGGAACTTCTGGAAGTTACTCAGCAAGTGATTTAAAATTTACTCTACAAAAAGAGATAATTACAGGTCAATCAAAAATAATATTTGAAATCGCAGAAATGGTAAGAGACTACATTAGTGTAAGTTTCAATAATGACTATGTTTCCAATACAGTTTGGGTAACTACTATAGCTAACCTATTTGATGATACAGGAACTATATTCAGCTTTGGAAATCCTGTTACAAATACTTATTTAGCTTTTGATGCTTATGGATATTTTGAAGATGAGATAAACCCTCAAGGTAATATCTATGACCTTATTACTTCTTCTAATATTGTACTTCCAAAAGATACTGCTGGTAAGCTACCTGTATATGCAGCGAGTACAGGAAGTGTTGTTATAGATAGTAGCTCTACTTCTATTACAGACAATGGAAACTCTAATCAGAAGATACAATATGTTACTATTCCTGCAAACAGTTCTACAATACTTGTCAAAGATAGTGGAGGTACAACTAAAAAAACAATAACAGTATCTACAGAATGTCCTGATAAATTTACGCCCTATAAAGTAACATTTGTAAACAAGCATGGAGCTTTTCAAGACTTATACTTCTTTAAGAAATCAGTAGAGACTTTTAATGTTACAGGAGATGAAAGTTTTAAAAGAAATACTGTAAGTACAAGTGCTGTTACTTATAATACTTATGAAGGACAAAAAGAAAGATTTAATGTCAATGCTCAAAGTAGTATACAGCTTAATACAGGTTTTATACCAGAGGATTTAAAAGAAGCAGTAGAAGAGCTCTTTATATCTGAGAATGTATTTATAAGATTTGAAAGTAAGACCCTTCCAATTATTCCTAAGACAAAATCATTTACTCATAAAACAAGTCTCAATGATAAACTAATAAATTATACAGTAGACTTTGACTTTGCCTTTAACAAGATAAACAATGTCAGATAATGAAAGTAAGTTTACAGCTTTTTGTAGATGGTCAGCAAGTAGAATTGTTTGAAGATGAAAGTATTACACTCACACAAAGTATACAAGATGTTAGAGATATTGCAAAGATATTTACTGAGTTTACAAGACAGTTTAGTGTACCTGCCTCCAAAAACAACAATAGAGTTTTCCAGCATTTCTACAACCAAGATATTGTTGATGGTTTAGATGCAAGACAAAAAATAGATGCGGTACTTTATCTTAATTATCAATTATTTAAAATTGGTAAAATAAAGTTAAAAGGAGCAACTCTAAAAAACAATAAACCCCATACTTATAGAATAGTATTTTTTGGCAATACAGTAAATCTAAAAGACCTTGTAGCAAATACTAACATTGGTTCACTAAATTTACTTAGAGAGTTTACCTTTCAATATAATAGTACAAATATAAAAAGTGCCTTAAACACCCCTATTGATATTACAGTAGATGATGAAGTGTTTAAAGATGCTATAGTATTTCCTATAATAACACACACACAAAGACTCATTTATAACTCTGCAAGTACAGCAGCCAATACAACAACTCTTGCCAATGTATACTACTCTGGTAACAATCATGGTCTTGAACTTGGTCAATTAAAACCAGCTCTTAATGTATATGCTATAATCAGAGCAATTGAAAAACAATATTTTAAACCTCAAGGCTATAGTTTTTCTACAGATTTCTTTTATGACCTTAACCCAAATCTTTCAGGGTTATATATGTGGCTTCATAATAAATCAGGAGAGCTGTTTCAAGACCAAAACAAAATAGAGTCTTTTACAAACTACACTCATATAAGTGGACTTACTACTGTTGTAAATGTAGATACAAATAGTTTTGAGTCTCCCTCAAGAAATGCAGGTAAGAAAGAAAGAGAAAGAGACAGAAGATTATCATTTAAGGTTACACCCTCTGGAAGTCAAAAATATACAATATACTTATACAAAGATGGAGAGATATTTAAGACTTATGAAAATTTATCAGGCACTCAAACAGACATAGAGTCAGCTTTAATTCTACCTAAAGGAATTTATTCTTTTGCTATTACTTCAAGTGGTTCAGGTACATTTACACTTGAGGCAAGGGTAGCTTTCCAAAGAAAAGTTGGAGGTATAGGCACTACAACAGTATCAAGGAATTTTAGTTGTACAGCTACAGTAGGAACAGATGTTACTTTAGACTTTGAAAGATATATACCTGAGATGCCTATTATGGATTTTCTAACAGGTATATTTAAAATGTTTAACCTCACAGCATTTATACAAAATGACAAGACAATTAAAATAACAACTCTTGATGATTTCTATGCCTCAAGTGCAAACTCTTATGATATTACTAAAGACTTAGACAAAGAGTCAAGTATGGTAGATACAGTAATGCCTTACAGACAGATTAGTTTTGATTATCAAGGCAGAGAAAGTTTCTTTTCTATAAACCATGAAAGACAATTCTATAAAAATTGGGGTTCTGTAGACTATGATGCAACTCAGCATCCAAGTCCTCCTGATAATGTTTTAGATGGAAGTGTATATAAAATAGAAATACCTTTTGAGCATCATAAGTTTGAGAAGTTGTTAAATGTAAATGGAGGAGCTGAAACCAATATTCAATGGGGATGGAGTGTTGATGATAGTCAGTCTCCATATTTAGGTAAGCCTTTATTATTTTATCCTGTACTCTCAACTGGTACTGCTCTTAGTGTAATAGATTTAGAGGGTAGTGTATCTTCTATGTCAAGTTATTTTATACCAAGCAACTCTATAAACCTAACAAAAGAAAAGACAGTAGATGGTAAAACTGTAGACTCCTCTGATAATATACACTTTAATGGTGAGGTAAATGAGTTTGCTTTAGTACCATTTGAAACAACATTATTTGAGAAATATTACAAAACATATATAGAGGAAGTTTTTGATTTAAACAGAAGGCTAACAAAAGTAAAAGCATATCTTCCTTATGGAACACTTCTAAATTTATCTCTTGCAGATATAATAATAATATTTAATAGAAAATATAAAATAAACAAAATCACTACAAACTTTGAGACCCTTGTAAGTAACTTAGAACTTATAAACACCCATAAAGAAATTACAGGCATAATACCTTCAAGGTTCTTAAAAAATGAAGTGCAAGAGGATTTAGATGGAAGAACATCTTGTGAACTTACAGCAGACAGAACAAACATAAGAGCAGATATAGGGTCAATTACAGCAGACCAACAATGTAATTTTGAAGGACTCAACATAATTAGTGCAGGAGAGGCTATACCTCAAACAGAACAGCCTAAAAACAATCCTTTACAACAGATACAAGGAGAGGCACTTGTAGTAACTCCTCCTACATTAATATATCAAACACCTACTTCTGCTACTTCTTCTGTAGTTTATATGAAGTTTAAAGTTAGTGCTTTAGGTAGTATAGGTAATTTATCTAAGATAGATGAGTATGGATTTTTCTTTTCTACTAATGCAAGAAATGATGTTGAGCAATTTACAGGAGCTACTGCAATAGAAAGCCTCAAAACAGCTTCTAATGTTACTTTTATTCCATTTACTCCATCTCAAACAGATAAATTTACAGCAGGTAAAGAAGTACAGCACTCTGTTACAGGTCTTTCTAATAGTTATGTATATTACAGGTTCTATGGAAGAACAAATACAGATAGCTCTTATGATACAGGAGACTTTTTAAGTCCTACATTTATAGAGCATACTGCTCAGACTATAACCCTTACCTCTACAACAGATGTAAGAGAATACACTAAAGATGCAACTACAGAAGTTGTAGATATTAGAATTACTCATGGAGATGGTACAGTAGTAGATTTACAAAACCTTACAGGAGAAGGTGCTACTTTTTATTCTAAAACTGTTCCTGTAGTTGTAGCTGGTAGCTCAGGTACATTTACACAAACTAAAACAAATCAATATTTTGGAGGTTTCTTAGGTTATCTTTCCAATGTTAAAATAGGAGTAAATGCTAAACATATTTTACCAAGTAAAAGAACAGGATATAGTGCTACTTCAAGAGATACTGCTGAGAGTGATGCTAAACTAAACAAAAATACAGCACCAGATTTGATATTTTCAAACAGAACAAGTAGTAGTCAGTTTGTATTTCCATTAAGAGCAGAAGGGTTTAGTTTATATACTGTATCTAATGTTTTAAATACTGCTTCTGCCTCTGGTATCACTTTAGCTTCTGATGGATTCTATGCTTATTTTGGATTTGCCTCAGATGGAGATTATTCAAGAAGTACAGGTGTATCTGCAAGAGTAGTCAATGGTATAATTACAGAGAAACAATTATTTTATTAACAAATGATAGAAAATATTATTAATTTATTAGAGATAGCTAAAGAAGCTAAAAAAGGAGGAGAGTATACTGACATAGCTTTAGGAAAGTATAAATTTCCAAATAGTCTTGTAGAGGCTTTCCAACAATTTAAAAGAGAGTTATGGCAAAAGTAATAAATGCTGAAATAGATATTAAAACAGGAGCAGCTACTAAAGCTGTTGATGACTTAGCACAAGGCATTGAAAAGTTTAATTCTGAGGTTGCAACTACAAACACTAAAGCAGCTAAAGGTTTTAAAGGACTTAATACTGCTGTAGAAAAAACAAGCAGAGGTATTAAAGGACTTGGTAATGCTTTAAAGGCTGCTGGTATAGGTTTAGCTATTGCTGCTTTTGCAAAACTTACAGAGGTATTTAGAGAAAATCAAAAAGTAACTAATTTTTTCAATACAACTTTTGAAGCACTTAGTTTAGCTTTCAATGATTTCTTTAATTTCTTAAATAGAAATGTAGGTACAGTTATAGACTATTTTAGAGGTTTATTTGAGGACCCTGTTACTTCACTTAAAAACTTTGGTACTGCAATAGTAAATAATGTTGTAGAAAGAGTTAGGTCTGCTTTAGATGCTTTAGGATTTTTAGGAGATGCGGTTATAAAAGTATTTAAAGGAGACTTTGCTGGTGCAGCAGAATCAGCTAAAAATGCAGGGAAAGAGCTTGTAGATGTAGTTACAGGAGTAGATGATTCCTTTGACAAAATAGCAGAGGCAGCTCCTGCTGTAGTAAAAGGTATTACTGACTATGCTAAGAGTACAGTACAAGCTGCAAAAAGTACAGTAGAACTCAACAGAGCAGCAGAGGTAGGTATAGCACAAAACAGAATTATCTTAGAACAAAAAGACAGAGAAGCAGAAAAGCTAAGACAGATAAGAGATGATGAAACAAAAACTATTGCAGAAAGAATAAAAGCAAATGAAAAACTTGGTGAAGTTCTTAATGAGCAAGAAAGATTAATGTTAGCAAATGCTCAAGCTGTTATAGATGCAGCTCAAGCTCAGTTTGATAAAAATGCAAATGATGAAAACCAAATAGCTCTCTTAGATGCTAAAGCAGAAAAAGAAGGTATACTTGCACAAATAGAAGGATTTAGAAGTGAGCAATTAATAAACAGAATATCTCTTGAGAGAGAAGCAGGAGAGTTAGCTATAGAAAATGCAGAAAAAGAAATAGAAATTCAAGAAGAAGCAAGAAAAGCCAGAGAAGAAAAACTTTTAGGTATATCAGCAGCAGTTGGTTTACAGGACAAAATGGAAAAAATTCTATTTATAGCTCAACAAAAAAGAATTATAAAAGAACAAATAGCACAAGCTAAAGCAACTCTTGCAAGAATAACAATGAAGTCCTCTGAAAGTGGAGTAGCAACTGCTCAAGGTGCTGCTGAAACAGCTAAAGTAGGATTTCCAAAAAATGTACCTTTACTTATTGCCTTTGCGGCTCAAGCAGCAGGAATATTGTCAGCAGTTAAATCAGCAGCAAGTGCTGCAAAAAGTGTTGTAAGTTCATCAACTCCCTCAGGTGGTGGGGGTGGTGATATAGGCGGTGGAGGTGGAACTCCTCCCCCTGCATTTAATATAGTTGGTGCTGCACCTGAAAACCAATTAGCTGAAACAATAGGTGCACAACAAGACAGACCTATTAAGGCTTTTGTAACAAGTACAGATGTATCTTCTCAACAAGCACTTGACAGGTCTATAGAAGATGATGCTTCAATTTAAAACAAAAGGATAAAATTTATATTATATATACATGGATATTATAGAACTTTTTATAGATGAAAATGATGAGTCTCTTGGAATAGAGGCTATTTCAATAGTAGATAAACCTGCCATAGATGAGGACTTTGTTGCTCTTAGCAAACAAAAGATAGAGTTTGCAGAAGTAGACAAAGAGAAAAAAATACTTCTTGGACCTGCTCTTATTCCCAACAAACCTATTTTTAGAAAGTCAGGAGACAAAGAATATTATATATACTT